GAGTTAATCAAGGTAAGAAAAGAAAGAAAAAATAGTGGCAATAGAGTATAGGGGAGAAAAGTTCAGTGGATATAACAAACCTAAAAGAACGCCTAAACACAAGACTAAGTCGCATGCGGTATTGGCTAAGAGTGGAGATAAAGTTAAACTTATACGTTTTGGTCAGCAAGGTGTTAGAGGTGCTGGTAAGAATCCATCAAGTAAATCTCAAAAAGCTAGAAGAGCTAGTTTCAAAGCACGACATGCGAAAAATATAGCAAAAGGTAAAATGTCCGCTGCTTATTGGGCTAATAAGACTAAGTGGTAAACCACAATATCTAGTAAAACGTAAATAAATAGCACAACATCTGGTATCATATTGATTAATGTATGACATCATAAGTAGAGAACGAGCTGGTTTAAAAGAACCAAGAAAACGTAGTTACGTTAATGAAACTCATACAAAAGGACTAACAGTCCACTACACAGGCGCTGCAAGAAGTCCATCCATGAATGACATAGATGATGTCTTTAAATATTTACAGAATATACAAAAAGACCACATGCAAAGCAGGGGATGGGATGATATAGGATATTCATTCGCAATATCTAATGTAAGTAATGAAATAATTAACTTGCGTGGATTCGGAGTTTATTCTGCACATTCTGGCAAATCACAAATCAACAAAACATTTTTAAGTGTTGTTTGGTTAGGTGGTGTTCCAGATAAACCAAACGATAATGCTAAAGAAGCGTTAGAAAACCTTGTTGAGATTATAGAAAAGAAATACAACAAGAAGATTATGGTAACTGGTCATAGAGACCATAAAGCAACGCAATGCTGCGGAGATGCCATGTATGAGTGGATTACTAGCGAAAGTCCAAATTGGAAAAAACCAAAAAGGAAGGTAAGCAAGTGGTCGATAAAGAGAGCGGCAGATTTGAGGAAATTCAGAAGGATTTAGACAAGTTCGTAGAAGAAAAACAAGAACATGTTATCTGGAAAACTGAAGAAGGCGCTGCACAACTAGATTCAGTAGTTAAATATAAAATCAACAATCCAAGCGTAAGTGTTAGAACATTATGCGAGTATCTTATAAAAAAATGTAACTGGACTTATTCACAAAGATATATATTCGATTTAATAGTGCAAAGAGTTGAGGCAGAAAATGACAAATGAACTTGATGATTTTGTAGAAGAACAAGAAGAACAATATAAGATAGAAGATTTAAAAAAAACTATTACACGTTTACATAAACAAATTGACAAGATGCGTAATAGGTATGATGATTTAGAACTTGCAGTAAAGAATGCAGTTAAAGATGCAATAGCAGATATTGAGATACCTAAAATAAAACCACCAAAAAAAGATAAAAGAAGAAAAGGCGAAGAAGTAGCAGTAGCAGTTTTATCAGACTGGCAATTAGGTAAAATTACTGCATCTTACAATTCTGATATAGCAGCTGGTCGTGTTGCAGAGTTCGCAGAGAAAGTTGTTGAACTTACAAATATACAAAGAGCTTCTCATCCAGTAAAGAAAATACATATATGGGCTTTAGGCGACATTATTGAAGGTACTGATATTTTCGCTGGTCAACAGTGGCTAGTTGATTCTGGACTTTACAGACAAATATTTAAAAATGGCGCAACTATGATGGCAGACTTCCTAAGAGTTATGTTAGCTAATTTTGAAGAAGTACATTTCGCTGGAGTAATCGGTAATCATGGAAGATTAGGTAGATTCGGTCAACATCACTATGAAGATAATGGAGACAGATTTTTATATGAGACAGTAAGACTAATACTTGCAGATGAAAAAAGAATTACATGGGATATACCAGAAGGTAGAGATGGAGACAGAGCATGGTACACAGTAGATAGAATTGGAAATTATAGCTGCATGCTTATACATGGAGACCAGATTCGTGGAAGTTTAGGCATTCCATTCTATGGAGTTCGCAAAAAGGTATTAGGATGGAAAGCAGCGGCAATGGATGGACAGATGCCAGACTTTAAGGATGTAGCATTCGGACACTGGCATCAACTCTATCAACAAGAATTTAATGGTATAACAGTACGTTGTAGCGGCAGTACAGAAAGTAGTAACCATTATGCGCTGGAGAATCTAGCTGCACAAGGCAGACCGACACAAAGGTTAATGTTTGTGCATCCAGAGAAGGGCTGGACAACAGTCGAATATCCAGCAGTACGATTAGGAACGAAGGAGTAAAGTTGGAATACTGGAAAAACGCACTAATTCGTGGACTTAGAACAGGAATCCAAAGTTCGTTGGGAATAATATTAGCTTCTCAAGCAGGATTTATGGATGTCGAGGTTCTTACTGCCGCAGGAATAGCATTCATCACTGCAATGCTATCTATGCTTCAGAATGCCATTGAAGATGCACCAATTAAAATCGGTAACAATATACCTAAAGGTTAATGTCTTTATACGCTAGAAAACATGGAATCAAAGGTCGTAAACCTAAAAAAAATTACGATGAGCGGATATGTGAACATGAAAGCTGCGATATAAAACTATCGATTTACAATAAAAAAAAGTTTTGTTATACTCATACAAAACCAGTAAAACGCTGGTCTAAGTAAATAAAGAAAGGTAAAACTTTCTATCTTTACTTTGTGTTTAATTAGCACTGATGTGATGGATTAGACACTTGTACAGTATGAGGGGTCATACAAAAAGAAAATCCGACTATCGCTAGTCGGATTTTTCTTTATCGTAAAGGATGGTTGTCTTTTACGTACTATACATTTAAGGGTAATAAATGTTATGCGTTTAGTTTAGCATATCTTTCTTTTATAGTGTTAGCTAAAAGTACAGAATCAGCACCACCTAATTTTAACAACTCATCTTTAGCAGCACTTAATGTATTTACTTGTTGTAATTCACAATCTGCTAATGATTCATTTAATAGTAGTAATAATTTACCACCAGTAACAGACTGCTGAATATCCTTTAGTACATCTAATGCACTATTGGATTTTTGGGCTGCATCGACAGGGTTGTTGATGTTTTTATCAGCAGTCTTATTTACTGGTTGAACCACTACATCTTCCATCTCTTCTTTAGTTACTCCAGCACCTAAAAGTACACGTAAGCATCTGCCACGACTTTTAGTTTCTGCCTTCTCGAACCAATGGTCTTTAGGCGCTTGTAATCTGGAATGACCAGTACATTTTGGTATATCAGTTTCTCCATCAACGTAGAAACTAGATTTAAACACTACATGTGAATCTGATACATCTAATATTTCAGTAACTAATCTACCTTCTGGATATTTTTCGTTAGCTTCTTTTATTAGGTCATCAACACCTACGTAGTCATCGAGAAAATTATTCCTCTTCTGATTTTGATTCGTATAACTCATTCTTATAACCATCCTTCTTTTCTTTATCTAATACATTTTCTAAAAGCAAAACTAAAGCATGTGCTATTGACAATAACATAATTGAATTAGTATCAACATTTTTTGTTTTAGCAAACGCTTGAGCAGTTGCTCTTAGATTATTTTTTATTTCATCTAATGTCATGGGTAATATTATAGAACGTGTATCATTATATGCAACACTTGTTATAATAAATTTTACAAAAGGAAGGAGTAGGAGTGGACTACTTAACATGTAAAGATATAGCTGCCATGTTTAACGTTAAATTAAGAACAGTTTACGTTTGGATTAGGCGTGGAAAAATTGGCAATCACTGGCTGCCAAGTCCAGACATGGTAATAGATGGTAAACCTCTATGGAAAAGAGAAACTATCGAAGAAGCTAGAAAGGAAAAAGTATAAAGGATGGTAAATGGAATTGTTACGTGGACAAGTTATACCAACTAATCGTAATGGTAAGAGGGTATCACAAGAAGATAAAGTAGCGTGGGCGCTAGAAACTTTTGGAGAAGTTACAGGAGATGAATTTACTTTTGATATGCGTATCAAAAGATATGGTGCTAGTATATTCACACTAAGAGATGAAGGATGGGTAATTGAGACAATTAGACCGCAGGATTCTAAATATAAGAAATGGTCATTTAGATTAATCAGTAAACCACCTTCAGATGAGAGCGGACAAAGGACATTCGTATTGTGAAGGACAAGATAGAAGCATCAGAGTATTTCGCTATTCTGCCAGAAGCAGTTTTATTCGCACCGATAAGTTCTAACGCAGTAAGACTTTATTGCATATTGAGAAGAAGAGCTGATGAAAAAAATAACAGTTGTTATCCATCTCAAAAGTATCTAGCAACGAATATGTATTGCAGCGTAAGAACAGTGCAGAGAGCGTTAGATGAATTAATTGATATAGGCGCAATAACAGTAGAGCATAGATATTTGGAAGATACAGATGCTTATACTTCAAACATGTATTATCTACATGCTACTATTGCGCAAGGTAGCGCACAGGTGCGTAAGGGTAGCGCAAAGAAGTCGCAAGGGTCTAGCGCTGGTGTCGTACAAAACATACCCACTAAACATAGCAAAGAAACAGATACGAAAAAGAAATCTCGTAAACAAGATTTACTTTTTGAAGAAATGTGTAATGGATTAGGTATTGACTGGAACAATGCTACAAAAGGAGAATTGGGTAAAATTAATGGCGCACTGAAGCAGCTGCGACAAGTCAAAGCAACTCCAGAGCAGCTTAAAGAAGTAATTAAATATTACAAGAAGAACTGGAAAGTAACAATATCTGCACCAGCTATTGCTAATAACTGGTCAAAACTTTTATCAGAAATTGAATTAAAGAATCAAGTAGATGAAGTTTACGACTGCAAGAAGAGTGGATGTCAATTTAGAGACTTACAATATCAACATGCAGATTACAAACTTCTTTATTGCATAAGATGCGGAATAGAAAAAAAAGTTAAAAAATAATGAAGATACTTCAACTTAAAGAAGAAGATAAAGGTAAACCTAGTGGCGACATTACATCTATGCCACAATACAAATGGAAAAGCAATGTGGGATGAAAACGAACTAGATGATTTAGATGATGAGCTTACATATCCTTATGGTGGACTGCCGCCAAAAGATAGAGCTACAAGAAGAAAGCTGCTACGTGAAGCA